GGCCCTAAAGGGCCTTTATTACTGCACCTACATGCTCCGCAATACTGCACTAGTGCAGTAATAGTTATTGCACTAACTCTAGAATGGCTCATTTGTCACCTTTTTGCTGAATAAGCCATCGCTTACTTCTTCGATTAAACCGTCTTTTTTTGCCTGCTTCACACGGGCCTTCGCTTGCCGTTCCTGCAACCCGGTGGCCTGTTGTACAAATGCGACCACTTGGCTGTATTTAGCCCCTTCGGGTAACTTGCCCCAATCGATCGACATAGCCTTCCGGCCAACTGACTTTTCAGGCGCTCCTACCTCAATCCACGCCATCCCCTTGTCGGCATGCTTAAGGTGAACCAGCGGTTGCGTCTTGCTGGCAATTAAATCGCTTGCAGTTACGCCAGAACGCAAGCCAGACCGCTTTCCGCGCTTGGTTACTTCCAGCTTATATGTGTACGTGCCTTGCTCATCCTGGCCACAAGGGGACAGCATTAAAACGGCTCTTGCCCAATTCGTCAGCTCGCTTGAACCAAATCCGCTGTACGCCTTGTCGTGCCCTTGGTAACCGCTGCCGTCCCGTGTTGGCTTCGGTGTATGATGCATAAGCATCCAAGCGTATCCGCCAGATAGGGCAAGCGGGTTAAGCAAATTACGCAAAAAGCCACCGGCAGTCTCTTGGCTAGATAAGTCGCCACCGATAAACGCTAGCAATGGATCTACCCAAGCTAAATCCGGTTTATGCTTTTCAGCTAGACGACGCATCCGATCGACGAACCGCTCACCCGTGGACGTGCAATCACGCACGATCACAATGTTCTGCTTTACCCGATCCAGCTCCTCTGCGGTCAGATCCAGCGCCTTTAGAATGCCCTGCAACGCCTCAGCCACGTCGCCCTCATCGTTCTCTGCTTGCACGATCAGCGACTTCAGCGGCTTGCCGTGTGGGCTAATGCCAAACAGATCACGCCCGGCCGCCCAAGTGATTGCAGCCTGTAAGCACAGTACGCTCTTGCCCAGCCCACTGCTCCCCACCCACAAGGCTGAACCGCCACGGCAAATCCATCGCTTGCCGAGCAGTTGCGTTATATCGGCATCTTCCTTAAAATTAACCAACTGCTCCCAGCTATACGGCTCCGGAATATCTCCGTAAATCGTGCGCTCCATCCATTCCATGTAAGTCAAAGTGGGTGCGCCACATTCAACTAACTCCTGCTGCAAACCTGTGGCCGTCCTCATCGCACCTGGCAACCGCGACAACCGGCCTGCGTCCTTGTTGGCCGGATCGGGTTTGCTGTGCTCTAGGTGCTTGTAAATAAAGTCCACACGTTCAGCAAACTCCTTGGCATTGGCTGCTCTAATCTCCACCCATGCGTGCAGACTACGTGATCCGCTTTTAATGATGGATGACGTAGGCAACCCGCTGCGTTTAATAATCGCCCATTGCTCCTGCATCGTGCTTTCATCAAACTCAATCAGGCAGTGGCGATATTTTACGATCGACTCCGCTTTCCGATTCTTTCCGTTGTTAGCGTTGATCGACACATAGACGCCCACTGCATCGCCCTGCCATTCTTTCAACCCGTCGGCCTTAAACAATTCTAGCCATTCCTCCCGGCTTCGCGTCTCGCCTGCACCGTCGGGCCGCTCACGGCCGTCCTTGTCCTTTATAGATCGACAGATATTTATGTAATCGCCCACGTCGAAACAAGTAGTCAGAAACTTATCGACCGGCCCACTTTCCACGCTGATCGGCATTGGCGGCACTGGCAAATCTTCACGCACGATCGCCCCGTTCTGATAGGCATACTTGGCTTTTGGTTTCCACGCCTCTCTGGGTGGCTTGCTGAACGCGGATCTAACCGCACTGACGGCCTCATTTTGCGACAGCCCCACCTTAAACGCCCACTCCTCTGCGTTGGTAGTTGCGTCGAACTCCGTCAGCCCTTGGTCACGCCATTGGCACGCTAACTTAAAAAGCTGCGTGTTTCGCTCGCCTTCAGCGGCTCCGTTGCGATGGATGGCTTCGATTGCTGGTGGGAGGGGTGCGATCATTTTTTGGCCAACCCCTTCAACGCCTTTGCAATCACGTACTGAATCACTGCCACTTCATCTTTTTTTAACTGCTTCAGGCCAAATGCGTGCAACGCCTTGGCAGTCTTTTCGTCGTAGGTTACGTCGACAAGCACTTGCTTCGGTGCGGGGCGTGCTTTGCCAAAAGTAATTTTGCCTAGATCCTTCATTTGCGTTTTCTCCTCTTTTTGGGTGGCTTCACTTCCTTCCAAATTTCAAAGTCCTTGTCGCACTGCACGGACAACAACATCATCCGCTGATACAGCCAGCCGCCACAGCTCCACCGGGCAATCGTGTGGCTGACCATGTCTCCCAAGTAATAGAACAGGATTGAAAGCAGTTTCATTTTTTGGCCTCCATCGCCTTGGCCTTATAGCCCTCGGCCTGCTTCAGCATTTCCGTAGCCATAAGAACGGCCAGATCCAGCCGGGTTCGTACTGCGTCGTACTGCTTCTTCAGTAAATTCTTCTTCGCACGTTCGAGTACTGCGAGATGCCAGGTTAAACGTTTTACGCTCATAAATTTTCGTACTTCTCCATGAAAGGGATGTCGTAAGCGCAATGATTTCTAAATTCAGGAATTTGCATCATAGTTTTATGCAAACTTTGCGCATCGATTTTGTCCCTAATAACTGCGTGATGAAAAGCAACCATCCAGAAAAGACCTGCACCCATTGCCTGCATTTTTCTTGGGTCGCTTGGCCACACCATTGCAAAGCCATGTTTTTTTTCAAATGCGCTTAACAATCCATCGCCTGGTTCAAACAGGCACGAATGCTTTGTGCCGTAAGCATAGGCCAGACATATCTTCACCACTGCCCAATTCCCCACCGCATGCGATTGGCGCGGGCCTCTCGCACACAGTCGGCGTACTGCTCCGGCGTGTAGGTGCCGATGACGCGGGCGGAGAACATGGTCAGGAGATCGGCTAGACTCACAGCACCGCCTTTGGCAGCGGCCCCGCCAGTTTGTAGTGGTATTTGGTGGCGTCGTATTCAAGCGGATAGCCAAAGAAGTCGCGCAGCAGATCGATGTCCCGCTGGATCGTCTTGTAGCTACATTCAAGCTTAACGCCCAACCTGGCACAGCTAGGCAGCGTCAGATCCCGGCGCAGCATTCCAGCGATCACGCCAAGGCGGCGGAACGTAGGGCGTGTATCGACAAAGCCAGCGGCGCGATTTCGTTTAGATGCAAACGTGGCGGCCTTAGTGCTCACTTCATCACCTCCACCATCGCCACTTTCGGCAACCGCATTGCGTTAAACTGCTTTTCACTGGCTGCAAACACGTCGATCACCGGGAGCTTTCCACCGCTGGCCTTTTTGCTCTTAACTGCCGTGCCCGTATCCACGGCCACCCACTCTCGCTTTCCGCCCATCACTCGTATCTTGGACCACAGCGGAATAATGTCTGGATCGACGGCGCAGTGACGGCCAGCCCGCAACCTGGTGCCAGTGCTCGATTGATAGCGACTACTCCACTCGTCCTCACCGGGCCAATAGCCAGTGATGCGAACCTTGATTTTCTTAACGTCGATCTTCTTAGCGATCGGACGCAGATCGATTAGTGCGTTACTTAGTTTCGTCGTGGTAAAGCCAAGCAGGGCCAGGATTGATAGCAGTGTCCTCATAGCCCCGCCCTTATCCGATCGATCAGATCGTTCTCGCGTCCTTCAGCAGCCGCCAGCGCAGCCTTCGCCTCTGCCAGCTCACGGGCCAACGAGCGCACGCGGTTAAGTAACTGCTCGTGGATGGATTGTTCGGGTAGGATTTCAATCACAGCGCACCTCACGTGGGTCGTACTTCTTCAGCCAGCGCCATACCTTGCAGATGGATGTGAACGCCTCAAACGCCTGGGCAACTTGCTCGGCGGTGTATTTGACCTCTGCCAACTGCCCCGTCACTGGATCGATCAGCACGTTGCGACATGCCATTTGCTCGTCCGTGAAGGCGTACGCGTAGGCACTAAGCTGAAGCAGATCGGTTTCGTAGCCTGCCGCCTTGCCGTTCTTAAATTTTCGTGTCTTAAAATCAACCACCTCGATCTCGCCGTTGATGTCGCAAATAAGATCAACCCGGCCTGCATAGCCTTCGGCCTCATTCACCATTACCGATTCACTGGAGTGTACTTTTGTGACGTCTTTATGCCATTCCTTTAGCGATGCAAAGTGAGGCTCGTATCCTTTTACAAGCTCACCCGGCTCCTCGCCGTTGATTATGTTTTCAGCTAGGGAATGAATTTGCGTGCCCCTAACAGCGGCGGCCTCCACTTCCTTTCTGCTGTCCAATACCACCCGCTTGGCAAAGTCACTATCGGCCTCGCCATCGTTTCGTGGTAGCGACAAGGCGGATAGAATCGCCTGCTCCTCTTTCCAATTCATCAGCCCCTGCTTGCTGGGGCCAGCCGCTCCGAGGATGGTGGTCACGGACGGATAAGCCCCCACCTTGCGGGCGGATCGCAAATCACCATGGCACGACTCACCTGACGCCAAGTAGTAGTGCGACGACTCCGTCTTTGCCGTCGCAATTAGCGCAGCCATTACTGCCAATCCTTAATCAGTCGCATGGTCATAATGGCCAGCACGACTGCGGTTGTGGGGAATACGATTTGAACTACTAAAGTTATGATTTCCATGGGGGGATTCTTTCTGGCCTCGGCGGGATAGAACCACCTCGGCCAATTTGGTTAGAACGGCACGGGTGCACCGTCGGCATCTAACTCGACGACGGCTGGTTTCGGTGCGCCAGGGCGATTGCATTTCCTGACGAAGTCTTTGTCGACTTTCACTTTGTTTGCGCCCGCAGGCAGGACGGCCTGCACGTTGGCGTAGGTTGAGCCATCACGCTCCGCATGAGTCACGAGGATCTGGCACGGCTTACCGATCAAGGTTTCCAGATCCAGATTCTGCGGTGGCGCCTTTTTGGCGTAGGATTTCAGATCTTTGAACAGAGCTGCTTTCTCATGCAGGCTCAGTCCGTAACGCCGGCCGATAGTGAACGGCCGCCCGTCCTCCATCTTTTCAGCGATCTGCCATACTAGGCGGATCTGATGTTTCTTTCCGTACTGCGTTTCTATTACGCCGAGATCCTCTACGTCGCAGAACACTGCGTCGTGATTCCCTTCTGGGGCTGGCGTATATGTGCCCCCTCTGCTTGCTACTATTGGCATTTTTGTTTTCCTTTCTTTGTTTTTGTTAACGCAAACCGATTTCTTCTGTAATTTTTGCAATCGTTTTAGATTGAGCTTTTGCAAAAAAGTCAGCACCAATATGGCCAGATTTAATTTGCTTAATTGGCTCGTTCAGAGCAGCAGCCCGCAAAGCATTAAAACACCAACCCATCCACAGGCGCATTTTGGCGTACCCTCCGTATGGATTATTTATTAATATATTCCGTAATAATAATGCCGGGCTTTTAGCCTTTAAATTTGCGCCAGATAAGAATGAATCAATAAAGTTTGACTCAAGCTCTGGAAAAGACTTAATGGCGACTGCAAAACAACCCACGACAGCGGCTGTATAAAACGGCGTTTTATTACCAGACGCTAGTCGCTCAATTTGCGGATAGTGCTTTAATACTACTAATGCATTTGGAGTGCTGTTTTTTGCCTTTCCGTTCGTGGCCCACATCAAAATTACATTTGATGCTGAAGCAATTCTGTTGCCATTTGAGTAGCCATGACTCATCGACAACTGCTCGCCAGTAGTTCTTTTGGCTCCGCAATCAATGACGTCCATCGGGTTAATGGAAACCCCATTAACCATAACGCTTGGAACGCCTCTGGTTACGGCCATCGGAACAGTGCGGCCCGACAATGCTATGGCCTGCAGTCTGTGTTGCCCGTCAATAAGCTCACCCTGCTCGTTAAAACCAATTCCTTGGTGCGTTAGCAACCAGTGATTAGCGTTAATTTCTGCCGCATAACTTCGACAGAGTGATGCTCTTTTTCTTCTTTGCCCTCCTGTTCCATCTTCATTTTGTTGCTTTGTTTTTAGCAAGTATTCGTTTGCCCTGTCTGGGGTTATGTTTTCAACTTTCATGTACATATTAGGATTTCCTTTCGGTTTTTTGTTTCTTTGTTTTGGTTTCTTGGTTTTGCTCCGACTACTCGTCGTCGCAAAAATCGTTATTGCGGTGCGGTTGGTTAAGGTCTTGAAATTCACGATCGGTGATGTGCCACGCGATCTCATGCTTGCGGGCCAGATCCCTTGCTTGTTCCACTTCGCCACGGTTCAGCGCCTTGACCACTCGCTCGGCCGAATTGCGGCATGCCAGCACTTCGATGTTTTCAATTAGCCGAAATTTCATCAGGTCAGTCATAATCAGCCCCGACGGTTGTTTCCGTAGTAATCCGCGAAACGCTGTTCCTCGTAATCGGAGTCACGCTCCTCGCGCTCGTAAGCCTCAGTTTCGTAATCGGGTTTTTCGTTGTTAAATTCGATTGGCTCTTTTGGTTCGCTCATTTTGTTTTCTCCTTCATCGACAATCGGAATGACTTGGCAGTCATCGCCACTGCTTCGGCCGTCAGGCACTTGGTTGTGAAACGCCAGATGCGCCAGCCAAGGTCGGCGGCTGCTCGGTACTTCTCGCAATCTTTAACCATCCCCATCCCTCGCCCGTGACGGCCTCCGAACGGTAGGAATGCCCCTCCGTCTAGCTCAATCGCACAGCGAGCGGATTTGCAGGCGTAGTCGAAACGCCATTTGCGTGTCGGGTGGAACGTATGCTCGGCCACTAGCTCCGGCCCGCCAGCTACTTTCCACAACACTAAAAATTTGCTGGCTAATGCGCTCACGATTGCGCCCTCTTGAGCAGGCTTGCCACCACCTCTTGAATACCGTCTAGGTCATTACGCAACTTGCGGTACTTGGTTTGCAGATCGATAAGAGCAGTTGTCTGCGAGAGCTGGGCCGATCCGTAGGATTGCGAGACAGAGATCGGCAGAATGCCCTCTGCTTCAAGGTCGCGAACAGTAGCCGCAGGCGGATTGAACACCTCGGCCACGCCGCCTTGGTTTTCAGGTGCGGGGGCACCGTTTCCCTTGGCGTAAATCATCTGCCCTCCCCAAAAAATCGACGCACTTGATCGACTACCCACCCGAACACCAGTACGGCCACGGTTAGCCCAGCGATTCCAATGCCTACGAACAGCGCCCAGCCAGTAATCAGCATGGATACCTGGGCGAGATCGCGCATCACTTCCCACGAAATCATTTGCTGGCCTCGTGTTGCTGTGCCCACATACGGAACACGGCGGGGTTTGGGTGATAAACGAACGCGTCGGGGGTCAAATCGTACCCGCCCCGCGAATTTAAATTTAGTTGTTGGTAATGAGCCTTTTTAGGCTCAGTTATTACCGCCGTGTTACTCTTTCGGCGTAAATCGTTGTAGTGATAAGCTTCGGACGGGGTGGGATTCGAACCCACGGTTCTATCTCCTTCTTTAATTTGATTAATTATGCTTTGCATGGTTGCTGTGTGTTATTGCTTTAAACTGAGCAAATGTTACCGTTACTACCGTGGCTTATTCCTACATTAAAAAAGGCAGCCCTTGGTTCTTTATTCGTTTTAAAGACCCGACTGGAAAATGGCGTAGCAAGAGCACCCGCTACCGAATCGACAATACCCTTCACCGCGCCAAGGCAACGGCTGAGGCCGCTCGACTTGGCGTTAATGAAAAGCGAAAAGATTGTGGCAGCGATTGGGTTGAGGATTTGATTGAAAATCACCCAGTTTCCCCTCTGACAAGGGTGTACTACAGGAATTGCTGGCGTCATCTTGCTCGTTTTATTAGTGAGAAAAAAATAACTCTGCAAGCGTTTTCTCCATCCGATTGTGAAATTTATTTGAAGTGGCGTCAAAACCTTCCCCGCACCTCCGGCGGCAAGGCTGGCAGGAACCAAGCCTGCCAAGATTTGAAGATTCTTAAATGGATTCACCGGCAAGGGCGACTGCTTGGCAAGATGGATTCTGTCGCCCTTCTGGATTACAGAATTAAGAGGGGGCCGATTGCACGCATTAAACCTATCTTTTCGGAGAATGAAGTTAAAATCACCCGGAAGGCTCTGGCCGTGGAAGGTGTGCCCGAATGGATGAAAATCAGCTTTGAGATCGCCTTGGCCACGGGGTGCAGATTGCGTGAGACGCAGATCCCTCTCGACTGCGTGGATCTGAAAAACCGCATCCTGACTTTCCCCTGCCCCAAGGGTGGAGCTGGCAAATCGTTCAGCATTCCCATCCCGGCCGCCATCGAGCCGATGCTGGCCAAGATGAAGGCAGAGGGCCAAGAGGTCACTTGCATTGTGCCCAGCACGCAAGCCTCGCTTTGCTGGCGCAGGCTGCTGGATATATGTGGCCTCAAACGTCACTGTTTTCATTCCCTTCGGGTAACCCGCGTGACTCGATTGCGGCTTTCAGGGTGTTCGCAATCTGTCGCCATGAGACTCGTGAATCATTCTTCGACTTTAGTGCACGAGTTGTATCAACGGCACTGTGTAGACGACTTGCGCGATGCTGTGAATTTAGGCCAGTCGTCTGCATCATCCGCCACCGATCAAAGTCAGACGGGATTACCTTACCCGCAAGCAACGGAAAGCCTGGCAGTGCCTGCATTTGCTTAATCCGCACGTAACCCAGCCCGTAAGCGGCGCCTAGTTGGCGAAGGGAAAGAGCTTGATTCTTCTGACGCAGTTTCATGGCAATATCGTTGAGACGCCCCAAGCTCATAAGTATCTAGCTTTGCTCTCCCAATGCTTTTGCAAGCAGTTGAGTGATGAGTTGGGAAAGCGAAATACGACGGGCAGCGGCCAGTTTTTGTGATGCTTTTTTCACGGCAACGGGCAGAACAATGTTGGTCTTTTCAGACTTTAACCCGCTGAGTGGACGACGAGGCATACGCCTTTCATACGCACAGACGGCGTATTAGCAATACATTTCTTTTGGGTATTTACTTTTCTTTTTATACTTGAATGCGTATTTATTACGCATACAATCCTCACTATGAAAAAGGCGAAAACTAACCTTACGATCGATCCTAAAGTAAAACGCAACGGTGAGCGTCTTGCCAAAAAAAGCGGATTATCCCTTTCGGCATATATCACCACTCTGCTCGTCAAAGAGCTGGCGAAAGAAAATAGACGCTAGTTTTTGGGAAATTTGCCTGTGGTCAGCCTGTAAAAAGGCGTTAGGCGGGAATAGCTACGACGCGGGCCATACTTGTTTTTGTTGGCTGTCTCTACCATGACTGAAAACTTCTTTATCTCAGCTCTGCCATTTTTAGCCATGGCATTAAGCATTTTGCTGGCGTGCGACTGGGTGTAGCCCCATATCTTTGCAATCTGAGCGGCACTTTTGAAG